GGTACTGCTTTCTCTGCCTGTGAGGAATTGACGAGCGTGACGATCCCTGCTAGTGTGGAATGGATGGGAACGAACGGAATACCATGGATTGGTATGTTCGCAGGCTGCAAAAAGCTCACAAGCATTATCGTACATGAAGATAATGCGGAGTTTTCATCTGAGGATGGAGTTTTATTTAATAAAGCTAAAACAATTTTATATGCTTACCCCGCTGGAAAAACTGGTGACTATATAATTCCTGACGATTGTGTTGAGATTTATGAAGGTGCCTTTTCAGACTGTATCGGCTTGACGAACTTACCGACTCTTACTGGTGTTAATACTATTGGGAAGTTCGCTTTCTCAGGTACTGGTCTGACATCGGCGTCGATTCCTGATAATGTTATCACTTTTGATATGAACGTATTCTCTGGTTGTGAGAGCCTAACGGATATTGAGATAAGCGAAGATAACGCCATTTTTTCATTTGATTAAGTGTCGTACTCTGACACCCTTTTAATTAAATACTTATAGTGATACCTGCAGAAATAATGACAATGGCTGGTGGGTCTATCGTAGGTTTCTTTTTTAAGCTTGTCGCAAAGCGCGCAGAGAATGAACAAAAGCGCTTTGAGATGATTATGAAAGAGAAAAAATTTGCTGATGAGTCAGCTGATAAAGCTGTTCAGCGTGTAAGTGTAGATGGCGGGAAATGGGTTCGCCGGTTAATTGTTGTCAGTGTTTTGTTTGGTGTTATATTAGCTCCGTTTATTACTACATTTATGAATCACCCTATTGTAGTAGAGGAGCTCATTACTACAAAGATACTATGGGGATTACTTGGCTCAAAGACTGTACCTGTGTTCGTTGAGGTAGAAGGGTATTTATTAGTACCTGAAATTAGACAAGCTTTAACAGCTATTATCGGTTTTTACTTTGGTCAAGCCACAGTAAAACGATAAGTTGAATTTCAATTTTTTTCATTATATTTATCAGCGACATACTTGATAGTGAAAAGAATAGATTTACCCGAGCTACTTAATGAAGATAATCCTATAGGTATAGAATTAGGAGTTAAAGGTGGTGGTTTCTCAGTAAAGTTAATTGAGCGTTATAATTTCAAAAAATTTTATATGATAGATGTATGGGACTCAATCCATACTTATCGAAAATATAAATACAAACAGCATATTCTTCATCTTAATAATTATCTAAACATGATAAATTATTCGAAGAATTGTACAAAAACAGATGTAATTCCGTTAAGAGGTTATTTTAAAGACTTTTTTATGCTCTTTGATGATCAATATTTTGATTTTATTTATATAGATGGTGACGCCGAAACCGGTCAAGAGAAAGGACAAACGATTCGACATTGGTTACCTAAATTAAAACCTAATGGTATAATTTCAGGTCATGATTATTATGTAAGCGGTGATAAATATCCTTTAACTAAACACTATGTTGATTTGATTGCAAAAGAAAATAATTTAAAAGTGAATATGATAGGCGCAACTGAAGCTAATTGTAGTTGGTATTATACGAAATAATATGTACCCTATTAATCATATAAAATAAGAATAAATAAATATACAAATGCCACAAGACATTAATTATCTAGATGAAATATCTACCTTTACATTTACAAGCAAGTATGCAAGATACAATCAAAGTTTAAATAGAAGAGAGACATGGGACGAATGTATTAATCGTGTTGCGAAGATGCATGTTGATCGATTTAAGAGACATTTACCATCAGAAGATATAGATACAATTAAGTGGGCATTCCAACAAGTAAAAGATAAACACATAGTACCATCGATGAGGTCAATGCAGTTTGGTGGTAAGGCTGTATTAGCTCATAACGCACGTATATATAACTGTGCAGTAAGACATGTAGATAGTATAAGAGCTTTTGCGGAGATATTTTATTTATTGTTATGTGGTTGTGGAGTAGGTATTGGAGTATCAAAACATTTTATTGCTCGCTTTCCTGATATAGTTACTGCAAAGGATAAGACTGGTACTGTAGTAACTTATGTTGTTGAAGATAGTATAGAAGGATGGTCTGATTCTATTGAAGCATTATTGAATTCTTATTTTCGTAATACTGCATTTTCAGGTCGTAAGATTGTTTTTGATTTTAGTAAGATAAGACCTAAAGGTGCCCCACTCGAAACTGCAGGTGGAAAAGCTCCAGGGTATCAAGGATTAAAAAGATGTCATCAAAAAGTAAAAGAGCTGTTCGATTATATTATTGAACAACAGAGTCAAACAAGATTAAAGCCAATTAACGCATATGATATTTTAATGCATTGTGCTGATGCAGTATTGTCTGGCGGTATTCGTCGGTCAGCTACATCTCTTATTTTTGATAAAGATGATGAAGAGATGATGAATGCGAAGACATTTTTCGATGTTACTCGTCATACTAAATTTTATCATGATGATGAAACTGATTTATATGTAGGTAAGATTACAGTTAATAAAAAGAAGTATGAGGTAGAATTAATTGAATATGAATATAATGAAGTAATAAAAAATAAACGTATTAGTTGGGTCCATATTGAGCCTCAACGAGCTAGAAGTAATAATAGTGTATTACTTCTAAGAGATGAAACAACGTTTGAAGAATTTACAGACATTCTTAATAAGACAAGACAGTTTGGAGAGCCTGGATTTGTGTTTGGTAATCATCCATGGCAATTATATAATCCTTGCTTTGAGATAGGCTTTATACCTGTCACTAAAGACGGTGTTTGTGGTGTTCAATTCTGTAATCTAACATCGATTAACGGAGCTAAGATTGATACTAAGGGTAAGTTTTTAGATGCAGTAAAAGCTTCGACAATTGTAGGTACCTTACAAGCAGCGTATTCTGAGTTTGATTACCTGAGACCTGCGTCTAAGCAATTAACAGAAGGTGAGGCACTGCTAGGTGTGTCTATTACTGGTATAATGGATAACCCTAAGATTCTTTTAAATGCAGATTATCAGAAAGAAGGCGCTGAGTACGCTGTTAAAGTTAATAAGTCTTGGGCTAAAAAGTTAAATGTTAATCAAGCCGCTCGGATTACTTGTATTAAACCAGAAGGTACGTCGTCATTAGTACTAGGTAGCGCATCCGGTATACACCCTCATCATAGTAGAAAGTATTTTCGACGTATTCAATGTAATAAACTTGATCCAGTGTATAAGCACTTTAAGAAAAGCAATAAACATATGTGTGAGGAGAGTGTATGGTCGGCAAATAAGACAGATGACGTAGTTACGTTTCCTATTAAGATTTCTGATAAGGCTTTAGTGAAAGACGACCTTACAGCCTTACAACATTTAAAATATATTAAGTCGACGCAACAAAATTGGGTGATTCCTGGTACTACTGAAGCAAATACTAATAATATTGAACATAATGTTAGTTGTACCGTGGTAGTAAAGGATGATGAGTGGGATAGAGTGTTCAAATTCTTGTATGATAATAAGAAATACTTTGGAGCGGTGGCACTGTTGCCTAAAATTGGTGATAAATTGTATGATCAAGCGCCATTAGAGTCAATAATCGATGAAAAAGATGAAATACGATGGAATAATATTGCCGATACGTATACATCTGTGAATTATAAGATGTTAAAAGAAAAAGAAGATACAACAGAGGTACAAGACACGGTTGCTTGTGGCGGAGGAGCTTGTGAAGTACCTAATTTACAAGAAGTAAAAGTATCTGAACCAGAAGCGGTAGTGGCCTAGTGATTTTTCTTTACACCGTTGTATCTAGTTAAGTCTAACTGACATAAAGGCTTTTCTATTTTTAATTTTCCTAGATATTCGTTCTGTATAACAAGTTTACTACCACCAATTACTTGACCATCAATGACATCGTATATAAAGAATACTGTTTTAGTCATTCCAACACGTATAATCCGTCCAGGCTTTCCATCTACGTACACTGTGTCATCAGTCTTGTAATCATTACCCCAAAATACAAATAAACCGGCTGCTAATTTCTTAAGACTTGATTGAAATATTAATACAGATAAACCTGCAATAAACATCCATCCATAGTCTCCTAATAAGTTTCTAGCAACTATTTCGAATTGCTCAGCCCCATTTCCCGTTGACTCCATATAAGTATTTAATTCATTTCCATAGATTATAGATTAAATAATTATACATGAAGAAGATCATTACAGTTATTGGTACGTATAAGAAGGAAATTGGTGGGTTATTACGTCATGCCGCCACTATTGCAGGTGGCGTTTTAATTGCTAAAGGTTCTCTTACTACAGATAGTTTTACTATGATATTAGGTAGTACTTCAAGTATTGTCGGGACCGGGTGGTCATTTGTTAACAAGGCTTCTCATAAGAAAGAGGTAAAAGCTGCGTTAGCAACCGATCCAGTTACAGGTGATGTTACTCGTCACTTTAACGAATCGACAAAAGCTTGGGAGAGTAAACCTGAAGGTAATGTCGGTGTAGGAACTACTGCGTAAATATTATTAGCAAACCATCTCTGGATACATAAATACTTAATGTGTCTGTGACGTCACCAGGGTACCTTTATATTATTACTAATAAATCGTGGCCAGGTTGGTTGAAAGTAGGTACAACTCGTAATTTAAAGACCCGTTTGCAGACATATCAAACGGGTACTCCCTTCAGAGATTATGAGATTGCTTATTCTATAAAACATCCTTTATATCTTCAAGCCGAAAAAAATATTAAGAAACAAATGGCTAATTTTGCTAAACAAATAAAGAATGAATGGTATGAGATAGATTTATCTGTAGCTAAAGTAAGATTATTAGAGCAATTAGATAATTATTTTTACGGGGAATGTGATATTGAAGAAGAATATCACCCGGTATTTCATTCGATGCCTGTATAAATAATTTATAGGCGTTACTAGTAGTAATAAATAATTAAGATGACCTTTAAGCAATTGTCAGATTATAATGATAGCTTGTTACAAGAAGATTGGCGCAGCAATCTCGCGGCTTTAGGTTTAGTCGGCGGTGGTCTTGGTGGAGATGCACCATCAGGTACACCACCACCAGCAGAAACCCCCGCGGCGGTAGTTCAACCTGCTGCTCAACTAGCCGTTATTAATCCTATTCAAGATGCTAACTTTATAGCGTATATAAAAAATGCTGAAAATGCGGCGCTGGAGGGCCGTCAACCCAATGGTATGTGGAGAGACCATCCAAGCGGTGAAGGAGGAGCACCCACTTTTGGCTATGGTCATAAAATAAAGAACGGCGAAGATTTTAGTCAACCTAAGTTTACTGACGCACAAGTAGAAGCTCTTCTTATGAAAGATTTAAAAGATGCAGACAATATAGTTAAAAAGAAATTAGGTATTGATGCATATAATAAATTATTAAAAGAATATCCTGCCGGTGTTCAAATGTTTATAGATCTTGCATTTAATATAGGCCCGGCGTTTGCAGTCAAAAATCATCCTGACTATCTTAACTACCCAAAATTTACGCAAGGTGTTCTTACTATGGATATGAACTTAATGCGAGCCGAGTATCATAGATATTATACACCTAAAGGTTCTAACCAGAAAGTACCGTTAGAGAGAAGAAATAGACTTTTTTATGATTACTTTTTAAAATGATTAAATAATTAGATAGATGCCAG